ATGGTTGTTTCCATAGGTGGTTGAAATCCTGCAACAGGCATTTCTTCAAATCCCATGAATATACCGTATGCTGTATCAGCCGTTGTTCCTGTTGGACTAAGTTTTTTATAGTCAAAAGCCATGTTAGTTACCTCAATTATCTTTACAAGTTAAGTATCAATTAATTATATAGTTACAGAATTTGTTGTTATATCGTTCTGAACAGTTATAGGAATAACAACACGACCACCTGTTTCATTTCCAGTTACAATTAATTTAGTTGACTTTGTTATGGTTGGATCTAATTCTTGTGCACGAGCAGTTAAATTAAGTCCAATTGTTATAAATGGAAATCTATTAGGACTGTTAGGGTCTGTTGAAGGAGATGGTGGAGTCAAAATAGCAGTCAATGATGTTGCTGGCATATTTGGACTTGGTGGATTTGGAACAGCCGTACTAGTTCCATTAATTCCAGCCATTGTTACATATGTTGTATCAAGAAGTATTGCGGTATATCCTGCGGTATTGTTGAATATGTTGTTTGATTTTTCAATACCAGGTGTTCCAGAAAAATATGTACGAATTTCCACAAAATTTTGACTCTGTGTACTCGCTTTTACTGAAATAGATGCCTTATTAGTTTCAAGATAAGGAATCTGAGCAACACCTCTTGGGAGTGTGATTAACTTATATTTCATGGATTGTGTTTCGTCTGGTATGGCTTCTGTGACAGGCATATTTTCAATGACTGTTCCGTAGTAAGCAGAACCAAGTGGGTGTGCAGGATTCCATAAATCATAATCGATTTCATCATCTGCGAGAGCAAATTGGGTGATTTGGAAACCATTTGCAGTTCCTCTACCCATAGCTAGAAGTTCACGGCCTCTTTTTGTCAAAATAGCGTCAACTGTGATTGTACTGTTGTCCAAATAACCCATGTTATTTCTCCTTCTTAAAAAATATTTTGTTCATCTAAACATAAATATATTCATAAAAAATTATTTCGCAATTAAATTTCCGCGGTCAAAATAAGTGTTGTAAATTATTTGAGTTGACCCAACATTATTTACTTCAACAACGGGTTTGTTATCTGGGGAGTTCCGAGTATCAACATTAATATCCGGTCCAATTAATTTACTTCCTCTAAATCTATGATTTTGCAGTCCCAATGATAAAATTTCTTGGTTTCCAACTTTAGAAGAAGTTAAAGAAGATGAATAAAAACTATTACTTGCAACGTCCCTAGAACTACTATAATATAAATAGAAAGAACTGTAAAAATTATCCCTCTTTGGAGTTTCTATGACACTTATAAGTGCAATTTGTTTTGAGGATGGGTTTGATACAAATGACCAACCAGTACCATATCCAATATCATTACTCCCTCCTACTTTGTAGAAATTTTTTCTAGCATAAGTTGTAGTGGTTTCAATATCAATTGTGGCATAGTTTTCTAAACTATTGTATTCTGCACTAGTACCAAACATGGTCCCTTGTATTTTGTTTTCCATGTTTACATTTATGGTATTCAAAACAGAAGATAATCTATCATCAGAAAAAGTAGATATAGATGTATTTTTACCGTTGAATGTTGAATCTAAATTCACTTCGGTTTTAGGAACAGTTCCCTCTTTATTGGTATATTCTAAAAATGGCGTTGATTGTTCAATAATTACTGAGCCTTCCTTGTTGTTATAACTCAAAACAGGAGAAGATTGTTCTACTAAAATAGATGATTCTTTCTTTATGTATTCCGCAATTGTTGACGGGATCTCTGTTTGAATTATACTTTCGTTCTGTGTATAGTTTATTATTGGAGATGGTCTGTTGATTTCAACAGAACTTTCTTTATTAGTATAAACAATGACAGGTGAAGGTTTTTCCACACCAATAGAAGTTTCTTTCTTAATGTAATCACCGATTGGGGAAGGTTTTTCAACGATTATGGATGTTTCCGTGTTTCTATAATCTACAACAGTTCTTACGATAGAAGCCGTCACTATACCGATTTTATTTTCCGGTGGTGTATACTTAATTGTTTTATTTGGTATATCATATTCGCCTTGAATATCGTCGGCAACTTCTCCTTCGGTTGTATCAAAACCAATTAATTGAATGGATGTTGTCTTTGAAACATATTCCATTCTCGGTGTTGCCGATGATGAAAGTTCGTTCGAAGAAAACACATGGTTTGATTCTGCGCTTAAATTTCTACCAATGTTTCCAACTTTTGAACGTTCCAAAATATTTGGTTCTATAACAACACCAAGTATAGGATTTACACGAGCAGGAAGTGTTTGACGTATTTGATCGAATACACTAAAATCAAAGAGTGAAATTAAATCAAGGTACGAATTAAAGTCATTTTTGTTCGGATACTTCTTCCAATATTCTCTTGCCAACCATTTTAAATGTGGATATTGTCCAGATGTTATGCTTGAATAATCTCCAATGTAATCGTCGAGTGCAACACCACCCAATGCTTCATAAATGTCTTCATTGATGACACTTTGTGGAGAAAATGCAACCATTAATTTGTTGGAGTCAACAGAGTATCTATCAAATGCAGAAACTTCAGCACTATTATCAGGACTCAATCCAGCAATAAGTGAACCAGAATCTATACGAACTTTTTCAGTAAAAGGAGTATTGTTACCAAGAGTAGCAACTTCCATATTGTATGTTTCAACAATCGATTCGAATGCACCAGAATCGAAATTATGGAAGTATGCCATTTTTGATGAACTATAAAACGTTCCTTTTGTTTGATCTGGATGAGAACTTGATAAGCTTGTTGTTGTGGCAACATTAAACTTCTGCCAGAATTTCCATTGACCTTGTAAGTCATAGAATGATGATGTTTCTGTATTTCCGTTATAAGCACGGGCAGAAAGAACATGATTATCGAATGATGCAGTTTGTAATGCCTTTGTCCAATATCGAAGTTCAAAAATAGAACCTGAAAGTATTCTATCCGTTTGTGAATTTGATCCAGAACCTATGAATAATTGTCCATCGGATGACCATGCTCTATTGTAGCTACCGCTCAAACTTCCGCTAACAATCACACTCGCAGATCTTTCAACGGCAATCTTACCATACTTGTTTGTTTTTACAATAAGATCATATTTTTGATTTGAAGAAGTCAAATCATTTGTCAAACTTCTACGAATCATCAAATTCAGCGGTACATCATCATAAAAATATTCATCGGTTATAGAAGCGGTTGCATAGTTTGTGCCGTCACCAATGTAGAAATAAATGGAACCTTTTTCAACGTCTGTTCCATTTTTGTTCATTGTTACAAACCAGTCAACACGACTACCCGAATTTTTTTGTAAAAGTGTTTGAACAGGGTCATTACCATAAGAATACAACTTATTTGGTTCCATTTTCCAACGGAATGTAAGTGTATCTGGGTATTGCCATGTATTAGATTCGTTGTTTACTCTTTCCCACGGTACTCTAACATAGTGCTGACGAGTAGGTAGTGGATAACTACCAGAGAAGTTAAGGTAGTACGTGTGTTTTTCCCATTCGGCTCTTGGGATTAAACCTAAATCTGCATTATCAGGACCGCCGTATTCTCGAATTGTCAAAAGAGTTTGTGGTATACCATATGCACCAAGTATTGCCTTGATACCACGAGAAGTTCCCTTTGATTTATAGATGTATGGAAGATTGTTGAGAATACGTCTCCAAACTTCTTTTGTTCTTTCTTCTTCTGTTTTTGACAGATACTTGTTTGTTGTTACTTTTCCAGTCCAAACTGGGTCACCACTACCACTTACACCAAGAGCATATTCCCAAAGATCTTTTGCCTGTGTACCGTGGGAAAGTGTCCAACCAAGATTTCGGGTTGCATCAAATATAAGGTCTTGAGACATACCAGATTTTGGATTTTCTTCACGTTTATTCTTCTTAAGAATATGATCTGTATACAAGTAGATGACATCGAAGTGATGACCAATCATATTTACGAATGTTGTAAATTGGTCATTATCAGAATCTTCCCGTAGATATTCTGGTATAGCTTTGTTTAGAGCATTATAATTTTTTAGGTCATAATCCGTAGCTAAATCTATCAGATTATTATACCAAGTTGTTACTTCAGTTGAATTAGAAGTATAAAATTTATACTTACCTTCTTTAGTTGAGATGTTATAATCGGTACCAGTTACTTCATATTTTGGATATGGAGTTACAGAAGAAGCAGATTGATAAGTATAGTAATTACTAGCAGTTGTTTCATAGTACAACCACTTTTCAAAGTTATCAAATCCACTTATTGTTTTATCTCGAAGATTTTTTATCTTTACTTTGTTCGAATTAATCGAGCCAGTATATGTATCAAGGGTCAATAATTCATTATTGTACCGTTCGATTAATTCCATCTTATATGCAAAATTATCTATTCTATCTTCAGCTGAAGAATAAAAGACAAAATTTTCAAACTCACGAAAATCAACATTTAATTGAACTGGAAGATTACTCGATGAAACATATCTATCGAGTATTTCCTGTGATGTCTGTACGTTTGCAGAAAGAATATCATTCCATGACTTATAATCCGTCTCAGTAGATAACCAATAATCGCCCTCTACCTCGAAATTTGGACCTTGAAGTTTATTTGGAGGAATTATTACCTCTTCCATTATATAATGAACCGTATCTATATACGGTTTCATCAATTCTTCGGCTACCCAACACTGGAAGAATATATCTAAGTCTGCTGGTAATGGTTCGTATAGTTTTACAAACAAACTATTAATCTTACCGTTAAAACTTACATTTGGTGCAACATTAATTACACTTACAATTTTATTCTCACCAAAGTTAAGAACTATTGTAGGAAAAGATGGAGTTGGTCTTAAATAAGAAAGAACAAAATTTTTGAGTTGTTCGACTCCATCGACTGAATCTGGATTTACAAGTGATAACTTTAACTCAGTCCTATCAGTTGATATATCTGATATGAATAACTTTGTTGGGTTATTATATCCACCTATCCAATTTTTTAAGAAGTTATAAACAATTTTGTATACACCAGGTAAATTTCTGGTTGCTCGCAGATCCCTGTGGACATCCAGAGAAACTGCAGTGCCATCTACTTTCCAAGATTCTATGTTATAAAGAGATGATACATATGCACCATTTGGTAAAAATGTATGAAACTCAAATGGGTCAGTCGGTGCCGGTGGCGCGTCTACTGATGGTATAATTGGTTTCTTATCAAGAAGATTGTTATCTTCAAGTGTTACACGAATACCCCTAATCGGAAGATTTGTCTCTAAAATTTCATCAATATTTTTATATTCAAAATTTGCCATAATTAAATCCCAGGTCTTCCAGCGTTTGCAGGATTACCACCTATTGGACCAGAAGGTCCACCAACAGATACACCGCCACTTTTAGTTCCTCCACCAGTTCCACCTCCACCAGTTCCACCAGACTTACCTTGTAATTCTTTTTTCAAATCTTCTAGTTCTTTTTTGAGTGCATTAATTACATCATCCTGTGCTTTATTGGCTGCATTTGCCTGATTAACAACAACTTGTGAAAGTGCATCAATTGCAGAAGTAACGGCATTCATTTGACCAGAAACATTATCTTGTAAATCTTTAAGTGTCTCATCAACTGTTGATTGGAGATTTTGAATTGATTGATCTTTGTCTTCTAATTGTTGATCTTTTATGATACTTTCTATAGCAATAGAATCAATAAACGCCTCATGTTCTATTTCAGAATCAACCATAGAATCTATTAATTCTTGTTTTGCAGTTATAATAGATTCTAGATTTTCTATTTTTGCTTGAAGACCTGCCACCGAATTTTCATCTTCATTTCTAAGGTTTGATACATCTGAAAGAAATAAGTCAAGTTCTGCATCTGTTGTCATACCTTCTATTTTTTTGAGTATATTTCTTTCCGATGATACAGCATCGGGTAAACTTTCGAACCCACGTTGAACAATGTAAGTAAATCGTTTTGTTGTAAATCTCTCATCAACAACAGGAACTTTTATTCTCCCTTTGTTCCGAAATATATTCTGATAAGAAATTAATCTTTGATTTTCATCTCGCATCAAGTCTAAATCTTCTGGAAATATATCTTTGTTGACATTGATTAATTGTTCTAACAAAGTTTTTAATCTTTCTGATGGGAGAACTCCAGTTTCACTACCAGTGAGGATTTTTCGCACTATATAGTCATCAAATGCGTCTAAATCATATTTTTCTATACTGTTTATGGCTTTTTCTATTGCCTGAGCATCTCTTGTACCGAGTAGTGGTTCCGCATTTTTTTGTTCGGCTATAAACTTTTTAATTATCTCATATTCATATGTCTGTTTAAACGACTTGAACTTTTCAAGTAGATTTAATCGGTCATCAGTTGTTGTTTGTTTATATCTTTGTAATTTTATACCATTTTTTTGAAAAAAGTCAAAAAACTCCTGATAGGTTTCCATAGTAAAATTAGGAAAATTATCGAGAATATATTCTGCCTGATTTATGTCAATATCGGCAAGAAAAAGAAACTTTACCAAATCTATTTTGGAACTCATCTTACAACCTTGAAGTAGTAATTGTTATCAAAAATTTGGACAGTATCGCCACCATCAGTTTCAGTCTTTATTAATACACGATAAAATCTTTCAGGCTGAAATGAATCCATCCACAGGTTGAAATAATTGCCATCAGAGTCACAACTAATCTTTGACCCAGTTGTATTAAATGGAAGTATCACCTCGTCCGTGTACGCGTCTCTCACTTCATAATAAGATGATGTTGGTAAGAAGTATGACTTTGTATAATAAGATTGTGTTGTATAAGTTTTCTGTGGATATCGCTGGTTAGCATAGACACGGATTTTTGCTTTTTCATTCTCAGAGTAAGTTTTCTTGAGTTTAACATTCAATACAGTATTATCGTCAGATACTTGTGTTAAGCTTCCAGTTGAAAATGAAGAGTCATCCCAAACTACATGAAGTCTTGGTACATATATTGTATTACTATCCGTTCCAAAAAATTTCAAACTAGAATATTCTTCAGTTGATGATTCTATCTCATTGCTAAATTTAAGAATCATACCATCATTATTAAATCTACCAGAACCAGTTACCCATTTTTTAACAATCTGAGTAACGTCCATGTATATGTCCGATGATTCAAAAGAAAATGATTGGGTGCATTCCAAATTATCATAATTCCACCATGTGCCGCCGCCTTCTTTTGTAAAGTAAGAAGATGTTACATTTGCAGATAGATTTACACCAAAAAGTATATTTGCATCGACCCAAGTTTGAGATATATTGTCCCACTCATAGTCTATAATTCCAGGAGGTATATCCCATTCGGTCCCAACTGTCTTTGAGGTTCTATATTTCCAAGACACACCATCTGTTGTTAATGGTGTATTATAATATCGTCCAGTTCCATTTGTCCAAGATGAACTTAAGGGATAAGCATACACAGTATATTCTTGCGGTATCTCTCTAACTTCGGTTGCACGAAGTGCAAGATAATATCTTGCCGAGTTAAGTGGAATCTTACCAGAATTTATTTTTGACTGTAATTGTCCTGTGTCAAATTTTAACAGAACTCTACTGTTATATTTTGATGTACCATCATATTCATGAGTTAATTCCAGTACCTGATCAAGTCCTGTGTTTTTTGTTTCGGACTTTTCATAGATGGTTGCATCTTTCTGAGCGTAAATAGTATATATCATCCGAATGCCCTCACTCTACCAATAATATCGTTATCAAGATACCTAATCTCAAAAATAGATGGGTCTAAAGAAGGAAATATTATACCGTTTCTAGTTGCCACTTGAATATCATATGCGTTTCCAGAATAACCAAGTGTTGGGTCATAGTGATTTACAACTTTAACATCAACCACCGTTTGAACTCCTTCAACCTTATCTAGTTCTGTGAAGATATTACTTATGACTATTGGTTGATTTATTTGCCACTTCTTTATATCGAAATATTTTTTCAATCTATCGATACAACGAAGGATTACTTGATTTCCATTTTGATCTGGCATCGTTATAATATCGAATTCCACACCTATGTTGATTATGTAGGCATCTTTTATGTTTATGGCATCCGTCAACATTCGGTGATAACCAAGATACAATTTCAAATTTTCTTTTGTTGCATTGTTTATTCTTGTTAATCTACCGTCGGAATTGTATCCAAGCACATAGAAGTTTAAAGCCAACGGATTTACAACTCTATCACTATTGTAGATTGATTCAGCGGTTAACTGATCATCTTTTGTTATGTATGACTTTGCAATAGAACCATACTTTTGTGGAAGACTATATGCACGAATGATGTAGTCTTCTTTTGTTACCGCACGATTTTGTGATGCAAAATAAGCCAGAGTATTCTGACGAATTTCATCAATTGTTTCACCTTGTTTTGCACCAACAGCTGGTTCTGAATTTGTAACAGCTAAACTTCCAATAACTTGACGATAAAGAGTTTGATCTAAACCAGTTTCATCTAACAAGATTGATCTGGTTTTTAACCTTGTAATTGTTTCACTTGGAACATTATCTCGAATACCACCACCAACTGTATAGTACAAGGTTAGTTCTGTATTATTTGGTGCCAAACCGTAAGTCTTTGTGTACAAGAAATTTGACGGGTCAATATCTAAAGACGCAATAGATTCTATTCCAGCTAATGAAGAACCGATTAAATCTGGGTTTGGTATGAGTAACTCGTCATCTAAATCAGATACACCAGCTCCAAATTGTATCTCTGTTTTTCCATTATCTAATTGTCTAGTTGAAAATCTTCTGGAAACTTTTCTTAACTTTAAAAGATATGGTGTTTCTTCTCTATATGTAGACAACTGTCTATCATTTCTTGCAATGTTTGGAGTCGGTTCAAATATAGTGTCTTGTGCTAAGAAAGGAACATTGTACCACTTATTACCGTCAGAATCAATTGCATAAAGTATATCTATTATGTTTGCTTCTTCTAACTCAATTTTATCATATGGTTTTGGTGCACCAAAGGTATAAGTTTTTGTTTTAATCACACCAGAAACAGCGTTAACAGATTTTTTTAGAAGATAAAAAGTTGGTTCATTTGTAATATCATCTACTTCAAAAACTGTTATTTCAGTTGGATCAAATGATGAACTAAACTTAAAATCAAGATAATCAGTTGTTCTAAATTCAGATGTGATATTTCTGTTGTCAGATGCGACCACCATTCCTGTTTCTATTGCAAAAGCGTAAGAAAAATCTGGTTTGTTATTAGTTCCACTTCCTATTGCTGGGACTATTTGGAACACATCCAATTTTACATTAGCGGCAATATTTGTTTTTGGTTTATATCCAAGGGACTGAGCTATGTCCAAAATATTTTGACGCTCAGATGCCTGAAGTATAAGAGATTCTTGGAGTGTTGTATCTGTATAGTAAGATAAAACATCGCCAACATATGCTGCCATTTCAAGAAACATCATACCAGGTGAAGATTCGTTGAAATCTTGATAGGTATCTGGGAAATAATTCTTAGCAAAATCTATGAGGTTTTGCTTTATAGAAGAAAAATCTCGTGAGAGATACCTAATATCTTTTTTTACTAAATCAGCCATTAGTTCTGTGCCTCTTGAATGCGTAAATTACCCGTGTCAGATATAAATATCTGAATGGGTAAATATATGTTTGTACCGACGATTTTCAGTTCAAGAAAGATTCCAATTGCGTGAGTTGGATCTGGTACTCTACCGTCGTCTTGCATATTAAACTTAACATCTAATCTAGTGATGTTTAGATAAGGCAACCATGTAGTTATGGCACTAATGATGTCACCCTTTATATTTTCTTCTAAATCACCTTCGCTGTTTATGTTTTCAAACAATATAAATCTTAACTCAGAACCAAAATCAGGTTGCATATACCTTTCACCTTTTGCAGTAGAAAGGAGATTTTTTACATTAGAAAATACCTGTTGTCTATTTGTGTAACTTTGATAAAATACTCCGTTTGGGTTATTAAATGGAATAGTTACACCAACGGGTTTGGTATAATAACTGATAGAAGAGCTCGGCTCATTTATGATGATACTTTTTCTTCTAAAGCGAGCCAACTATCATCTCCCTTTCTTTTCGTTTATCTTGGCCATAAGAGCAGAATAATCACGAGTAAGTGCTTGAGCAACTTCAGGTGCGACTTCACTTGGATTTACACCAGCTGGTGTAGCATTGATTCCACCCATTCTATCTCCAGCAAAGGCATTTAATGAATTTGAATCAAAGAACATTTCTCTTCCTCTATCGTAATCATCTACACTATAATTTTCTTGAAGACTTCTGCGGGTTTCTTCGAGTATATCATTTATACCATTATATTTTCCACTACTAATGGGTTTTTTGGATAATTGTTGCTTTTTAGAAACACCCTTTATTGCTTGTTTGTAGAGAGAAACACCGTGGTCTATTGTTTCTTGAACAGGTTTCTTTTTTGATTCTGACAATTTTTTGTCCAACGCATATTCTATTTCTTCACGAATAATAGAACGAATTTCGGTTAAAAATTTTTTTGTGTCCATTGATTTTACCCTTAAAATTTTGTACTATACTAATAACTAAGTAGATATTATATTTTTACTTATAATCTAGACGACTTATTTCAAAGTGCATACCATCTGGTGTACCAGACCACCAACCACCCCAGAAAAATCCCCATTTTATAGCGGACGCAACGAGTTGTCTTACCGAGCCAGTTTTACCAATTAATGCAGGCGTCATTCCCATATCGTTCCACGTCATGTTTATATCAAAAGCAATACCCCAAGAATGACTACTTAGAGGTCTGTTTTGTCCTCTTGTATTTCTAACGAATCGTGGTGAGAAAGCTTTTGGACTGAATGTTATTATTGTATCAAGTAAACCAAGTTGTTCCCATTCATTCCAAAGACCTTTTAATTGTTCCTCACCTCTAAAATGAAAATTCGTCCCGTCTAGTCCAAATTTTTTAAGTTGAGGTATTCTTACAAATTTTATGTTATTTCTTTCAAAATTATTCGTTATTTGAATGTAATCCCCACCTATTGGTCTGTATTGTATTGCGCCAAATATTGATTCTTTTTGTTCCCTCGTTAGTTGTGGCACATCGTTTCTTTTTCTTAGTTTACCGTATTTAAATCCCTTTGGAATCATTATACCGTCGCTTGTTATTTCATAACCACCATTTCCATAAACTAGAAAATGAAAATATCTTTCTACATTTTTGTGACGAGATTGATACCCACCAGATGAACCTCTAACTGCAGCAGTAATAGTTTTTGTTGTTGGTAAACTTACTTTGTTTATATAGACACCTTTGTGATTATACCACCACATAAGTGCGCTTAAAAAAGCATACTTTTTGTTTTCAGATACAATCTCTGGGTTTTTCAGAAAATCTACGTTATTCTTTTCCAGCGTTCCATTTACTCCAAAAAATTTATTCATTTGTTCATATTGAACTTTACCCGTTATTTGTATTACACCATGACCACGGTAAGCATATCCCTCTGGGCTTCCTTTGTATTTATATGGATTTATCTGTAAATTTGATGGTGGTTGTTGAGGAGAAACTTCTTGACGTGAATTTACTGCCTGTGATATTTTATTAAAAGTATTTCCATTTACATTTCCGTTTCTTGAACCATAGTAAGAATCGGGCCAACCGTTAACATTCCACGGTGCCTTTCCATTTGCAAATCCATATGGTCTTGATGGTGATGGTGTTTTATAGACAAAATCTTTTAAGTCTTGACTACTCACTCTACCACCAAATGCACCTCTAATATATTTTGGGTCGGTATAATAAACATATTCAGATACACCACGAATACTTTCGGCGGATATCTGTCCTAAAAAATTTGCAACTTTTTCACGAGTATCTATACCGAATGTATTTACCATAAGTTCAGCGTAAGGTTTTACAAACTGAGGTAACATACTTTCTGGGATTTGTTTAATTTTATTTATTAAATCATTTTTTGTTGCAGGACTTGATATTGATTTTAATTTATCTTGGGCGGAAGTATAAACATCACCAGGTGCGGTTAATTGAGAGGAATATCCTTTATTTCTTGCTTTGTTTTTTTTGAGTCTTTGTCCACCAGAGGAAGTAGTGGTTGTTGTTCTGCCGCCATTTCTGGCAGATCTAACAACTGCACCAGTTATCAAATCTTCTTCTATTGATTCTCCGGCAATTACTCCCCTTCCTCTGCTGTCTTGTTCTTGTTCCATCATTTATCTCCAATTAGTCAGTTGGTTTCTCTTCACCAGTAACTTCACTTGGGTCAGCGAACTGCTGATTTTTTTCTATATCAGACACATTTCCATTTTCTACGGAATCCATAAGATTACTGTTAAACGTAGTCGAACCCTTTGAGTAATCATTGTCAACATTTAATCCATTTATAATCTCTCCTGTTATTGGATCGATTATGTCAGAATCTCCCATGTTGTTAACATACTTTTCCCATTCCTTATCATAAAACCAAGTAGTGGTATCCTTATCACGAGTTCCATAAATTTTGTTTCGATTTGGATCCCATAAAGTATTTCCTTGCCACTCTGTTCCAGTTTGAGTGTCTCGTGGCGAAAGTGCCGTTTCATTTGCATCAGATTTCTGTCTTTGTTCGGGTTCACCTGCGTTTCTCTTCTCTTGTTTCTGTTCTCTTTCAGATTCGTTCGCCTTTGCTTCTTCACTTGGACCTGCACTAAATTCATTAACAAAAGCAAGTTGAGATTGAAGTTTTTCTATCTTTTGTTGTAGAGTTTTTGTTTTAGCTTTTAAATCTATAAAAGAAGATAGGTTAATAGGAATACTGGATGGTCCTACACCAGTCGGGACAGTTATTTGTCCGACGGAGGTTAAAAAACTTGAAAGTATTCCACACAACTCATTCAACCAATCCATTGTTCTGTCACCGAGAAGAATTGGTGATTTAGCGTTTATACCCAAGTTTATCCGCTTTGATTCTGCCTCAACCACTTGTTTACCGTCAATAGAAATTGCTTTCTCAGAAGAAAGTCCGATACCTTCTTTTGAAAAAGCAATTAATTCTTGTTTACGTGCGTTAAAAATTATGCGGTCTGATGCAATGATAACTTGGTTTCCACCAAATTGATTTTTGATGTAAAGGTCTACACTCTTGTCTTTTATCGATGGGGTATAAGTAGAACCAGGTGTAAATCTTACAGATTGACCAGATGTCATCCAAATAGAAGCATCATCTAAATCTGGATTCTCAGATATAAAATGATTTGTCTTTACTTTGTTTGCAACATTTCCGTTGGAGATAACTAAAATAGGATTTCCTATGTTACCTAGTCCTGGTTTCCAATATGGTGGAATTGGATATTCAGGTCGTTCGTCAATGCTTGAACCAAATCGTATAGATTGACCCCACCTACCTTCTATTATAATATCACCAGAGTAAGGTTGGACAGGTCTTACATCCAATCTTTCACCAAAAGTTGGATCTATTGTTGTTTTTGATTCTTTCTTTTTATTTGGAACCCCAACTTGGGAATTTTCTCTGGATTGTGTATCATTTGATGTATTTTTACCAAGTGTCTCTGATACCCCAGGAAGTCCATTATGATGAACAGAACTTTGTATTGATACTGGATTTGTAAAGTAATATTCTTGACCCGTTCCTAAATATGAGTTATAAGCGGTAGGTCCTTTAAGTAAGATAACTACCTCACCTGCAATCGGTATGTTTTTTATATTTGCGTCAAGAGCACGTGCTTGGATTGTACTGATGGATGCTTGAGAACCAAATGAACCAAGAATTCTACATTTTATGGTGTATAGTTTTTCTTTGTCCTTACCAGAAAAATCAACATCGACTACTTCAGCCGATACAATCTCATATTCCTGTCCGTTGATTATCGTTTTTTGGGGGTTCATTTACTACTATTGCCTCTTGTGAGTCACCGATTGATTTAATCTCTTTTAGAAGAGCATCTTTTTCTTCATCTGTCAAGAATGAATTACCTTCTTCACTCTTGTTTGAAACCATTCGTTGAATAACAGCGGCCAATTTTACAAGGTGCTCATCATTCTTGACGGATACTTCCATATAATCTTTGATAACAGGTACAAGGAGAGCAGCGTCACCTATATTGGTTATAAGTGGCTTCAAATCTGCAATAAGAAGATTGATTTGTCTATCTTTCTTCTTTTGGTTATCGTAGATGTCTTTCAACAAATCCGAGAACTTTTTGCTTCCAAATATTTCTGTATCAAATGCCATATGTCACCTATAAATATCTAGTCTTCAATAATGTCTTGTAAATCATACCAACTTAAAGCAGTTATGTCTGTTCCGTCGGTATATTCCCTGTAAAGTTTAAAGTAAATTTCACGAACTTTGTTTATCACATTTGTAATATGTTGTGTTTTTATCCCTGTTCTTTCTCGTATTAAGATATACAGTGCCTTTTTATTGTAGTTTTCTATGTTTTCTCTTGTCTTGAATAGATACAAAACAGAATCTGCAACTTGTATATCTCTATTTTTTGTAAAAATAAGAGGAAGATATTTTTCAACAATATCCACAAAGAGGTCTATATAATCTTTCTGTTCATCTATAAAGTCCGAACGAATTTGTTCATTCACTATATTTCGTTCAGAATCAATTGACTCTAAAGTATTTCTCTTCTTATATTGGTAATAATTTTTATTATTTTCCGCAATAAGATAGTTTTTAGCAACGATTGAAAAGTAAGAAAATGCTTTAAATCCAGTTGTCTCATCGTATTTTCCAATTTTTTCATGAAGAAAAGCAATTACCTCGTGTTTGACATCTTCATGTGGGACATCAAAGTTATAGAACTTAAAACGATGAATCATTATTTCAGCTAATTTGTAAAACGCTGGATGAATTTTTTTAGTGTAAATAATGTTTCTTTCTATTGGATCTTCGCATTTGTTATATTCTACAATTGC